TTCCTATGAAGTTAAAGACTGGTAATTTTTTTACAAACATAAACGATCCTTCTGATCGTTCTGCGGTAACTATTGATCGACATGCTCATGACGCAGCAATCAACGAGCGTTGGGGTGGTCGTGATCGAGCACTTGGTGGAATTGGTCGTTACAACACTTTTGTAGATGCTCACATGACTGCAACAAACAGGTTAAACACAGTTTCTGGTTTTGAAGATTTAAATGCTGGACAAACTCAAGCAATTAACTGGGTTAGATGGCGTAATGCCCACGGTATTACAGATTAATTATGGATCCCGCACTCGCCACCATTATTGTTGCAGTAATTACAACTTTTGGTTTTTCAATTAAAGAGTTTAAATCAATGAAGAAGAATAACTCGCTTGACCACGGTCAAGTAATGCAACGCTTAGATAAAGTTCAAGACAGCGTTAACCATGTCGCTGAAAGACTTGACGACCATGTTGATTGGCACCTGAAGAAGTAGGGACTTAACATCGTGCATTAGTTCGTGATACGATGCACATTGAGTTCTTGAGTAGAACTCTGCATAGATATCCCAGGGAGTCAAAATGGCAGAAAAGACCAGTAGGTCTTTGTATGACGATTTGATGGAACCTCGCTTGAACGCTAACCAAGTTCATTGCAAGTTGTCCGTCATCATGTCAGACATGGAAACAAAAGACATTGAGGCTCTTAATAGAGCAATTGCTTTAATCAAAGCAGACAGAGGACAAGGTCGTTCAAAGACTTACAGCGCTTCTTGGCTTACACAGAACTTGCGTAAGCATGGACATTCAGTAAGCATCAGCACAATTCAACGACATATAAATGGGGAGTGTCCTTGTGAGCAACTTGGCGAATGATCTAGACAAACCAGCAAACAACGCTAAGGCTCTTGGAAAACTTCTTGAGATTCTTGATCGTCAAAAAATTGACATCGATGAAATTGGTTCAGTAAAGCGTGTATCTCTTTACCAATCACTGACTAAAGACCAGGATGGTGAAGCACAAATTCACGACCTTGCGGCTATTCAGTTCTCACCAAAGTGGGCAGAAGGTCCTGAATGGGATCCTGTTAACCAAGGTCCTGCTGTTAAATTGCCAACAAACAATGTAACTAAAACACCAAAGAAAACAGAGTGGAATACAGCAGTAGTCCTACCTGACATGCAGATCGGCTACTTTCGTAATGCATTAGGTGAACTTGAAGGTATCCATGATGAACGGGCTATCGACATCTGCGTTGCAATGATCAAGGATTTAAAGCCTGAAAAAGTAGTCATGCATGGTGACAACTTGGACTTTGCTGAGTTTGGTAAATACCGACTTAGTCCTGCCTATGCATTGACAACTCAAAAATCAATTGACTACGCAACAATTCTTATGGCTCGTATTCGTGCTGCTGCTCCTGACGCTGAAATTGTTTGGCTTGCTGGAAACCATGAAGAGCGTCTTGTTAACTACACATTAGATAATGCAAAGGCTTCTTTTGGTTTGAGGCGTGGAGACACACCAGACAACTGGCCCGTACTTTCGGTTCCGTTCCTCTGTCGTTTTAACGATTTCAATATTCAATATGTTCCTGGCTACCCTGCTGGTTACTATTGGATTAATCAGAAGTTGAAAGTTATCCATGGTACTCGTGTTAAAAGCAACGGCTCTACAGCACACATGTATTTGGCTAATGAAAAGACCTCAGTGCTCTATGGACACATCCACCGCCGTGAGTGGGCAGAAGTAACCCGTGAAGACTATGACGGTCGTAAGACCATCCTTGCGGCTTCTGCTGGTTGCCTTGCTCGTGTTGATGGCGCTGTACCATCTACTAAAGGTGGTATCGACCTTGACGGTCGCCCGATGACAATCACTGAGAACTGGCAACAGGGTCTCTGTGTAGTCAACTACAAAGATGGTGATGCCGAATTCAACCTTGAGATGATCCCCATCCGAGATGGTTGGGCGATGTACCACAACAAGGAATACACCGCCTAATGACAACAATTGTTGGTATCCAAGGTGACAATTATGCGGTACTTTGCACAGATAGTCGTATTGCCTCATTTGACGACTCAGGGTCGGCATATCAGGTAACTACCCTTGGGGCTGGAACATCCAAGATTGCCGCTAATGGTAAGTACATCATGGGCGCTGCTGGAGATGTTCGAGCAATCAACATCCTTCAGCATGTGTTTGTTCCACCAATACCACCTGCCAATACTCTTGGTAAGAAACTTGATCAGTTCATTACCCGTCAGTTCATACCTTCTCTTAGGTCTTGTTTTGACGAGCAGGGTTATTCCTCAGCAAAAGATGACAAAGAACATATTGCTGAACAAGGGTCAACCATCATTGTAGTTGTCCATGGGACTATCTATATTCTTGAGGGTGACTACTCTTGGACTAGCGATAGCAATGGTATTTACGCTGTAGGTACAGGTTCCTCTTACGCTTTGGGCGCTTTACACACCCTTGCGGTAGGTAAACAGTTGACACCACAGCAGGCTAAAACCGTTGCAAATAAGGCAATTACCGTGGCTAGTAAGTTTGACCCATACACGGGAGCACCCTTCCAATCCTTTATGCAAGAACGAGATTCTAAAAAATAGTATCATTGAGTGTCACTTCTACTAGGAGCATTCATGGCTACAAAGAACCAACAGGTCGCAGACCAGACTCTCAAGGGTGCCGCTGTCGGCGCACTCTCTTATTTCCTTGCTAAGGCAAATATTGATCCAGGCGCACAGGCTGCAATTATGCCACTCGTTATTACAGGTCTTGCTTATGCCAGCACCCTCGTTGGTGACAAGGGAACTGCTAACTTCCTAGCCAAGGCTTCCGTAGAACTTCCTGAAGTTGTTGAAGAATTGACTGTTGCAGTAGCAAAGAAAAAAGCCCCTGCTAAGAAGGCGGCTCCTGCTAAGAAGGCGGCTCCTAAGGCTGGTGCCTGATGAGAGATTATTCGGCTGAATCAAACCGAAGGTCTGCTGAAGACATAGCATCAGACTTTAAATATAAATACCCAGGTGTTAACGCAGAACAAGTAGTGTCTGACACACTTGAATATGGTGGATCAACAACTTTTCCTTCTGGAAAGGCCCCAACTTCTGGTACTTCTGTATCTCTCCCTGGCCATGAAAACCGTATCCCAGCAGATGACTTTGGTGTTACTGATGTAATGAATTACATGCACAGCCCAGAAAACCACGCAAAACTAACAGGTCGACCTAACCGTGCCCTTGGTATGTGGAAAGACAATGATGAGTCAGGTAATCCACAAGTCTTTCAAGATGTTTCCCGCATATTTAAAGACACCCCACGAAGCAACCGATTGGCACGAACTTCTGCCGTTGGTGGAAACCAAATGGGTATTTACAATCTTAAAACATTCACTACAGAATATAACCCCACCCACCCTGAAGTCTTAAAAAGGGCTGGCGGAAATGTTGAGTTAGACCCAGGTGAAGCAGAGCGATACACTACTTCAGAAGCACCTGTCGGTACAGAAGTAGTTACTGGTGCTACAACAGAAACACAAAGATTCTCCCGTGGTCGTGGTCGTAAAAAAGCAGTAGTTCCAGCGGGTCAAGGAACATTCATCTTTACTGGTGCTGGCAGTCAATTACAGCCTCCACCAACCACAAAAAAGTAGTAAGGTCTAACTCATGGCAATGGACTTCTGGTCACCATCTTATAGAGCAGCATCGAGTGACCTCACTGTTGCTATCTCTCCACTTGGTTTGGTGGAACTTGCAGATGAAGAGTTTGAAGTACATGGACCTCGCCTAAACCGTTACTCAGCCGCATGGGCTTGGTATCTTGGACACCACTGGTCATACCGTCGTGAGATGGGTGAGTCCCAGTTCTACCTAAACTATGTCCGCACGATGTCGGACTACATCACCAACTTCTGTTTTGGTAAGGGCGTCCAGTTCCGTTGTCCAGAACAAAACTCAGCAATCATTCCCCATCTGCTGGCGCAAGTGTGGGAAAACCATAACAACAAGCATTATGTCCTTTGGGAAATGGGTCAACTAGCATCCGTTACTGGTGACTGCTTTGTAAAGATTGCCTATGAAGAGCCGTATGTAGACAGCGTTGGTATCCCTGTTGAGGGTCGTATCCGTGTTATCCCGCTAAACCCAGCGCATTGTTTCCCTGAGTATCACCCACATGACCGTGATCGTCTTCTTCGCTTTAAACTTAAATACCGTTTCTGGGGTACATCTCCTGAAGGAACTCGTCAGGTTTATACCTTTACCGAAATTCTTTCTGACGACATGATTCAACAGTTCATTAATGATGAACTAATTGATCAGTATGACAATGCTTTGGGAACCATCCCTGTTGTTCATATCCCCAACACTTCAATCTCTTCTTCTCCTTGGGGTCAGTCAGACATCTGGGACATCATCCCACTTAACCGTGAACTCAACGAAAAGATGGTCGAAGTTTCTGACATCATCAACTACCACGCCGCTCCTGTAACCATTATTACTGGTGCCAAGGCTTCTCAATTGGAGCGTGGACCTAAAAAGGTTTGGGCTGGTCTTCCGAAAGATGCCAGTGTCTTCAACCTTGAGTCCAGTGGAAACATGGCTGGCGCTCTTGAATACATCACTTTCATTAAGCGTTCTATGCATGAGATGACTGGTGTACCTGAGACCGCTCTTGGTCAGTTCCAACCTGTATCTAACACCTCTGGTGTTGCTTTGGCTATCCAGTATCAGCCAATGATGAACCGCTTCATGATGAAGAAGGTTCACTTTACTAAGGGTCTTGAGCGTATAAATGAAATTATTATTCGTACTGCTGCTGTGTTTGAGCCACAAATGTTGGTTTACGATCCAAGTAAAGCAGCCATGCCTGAGCGTGATCAAGCGACAGCACTAGACCCTGCTGACCCTCTTACTTACAAGACAATGGTTCACTGGCCTGAACCACTTCCTGTCGACCAACTCATCAAACTCAATGAGGTTCAAGCCAAGATGGCTCTTGGTTTGGAATCCAAGCGTGGTGCTTTGCGCCTACTTGGAGAAGAATTCCCGAATGAGAAGATGGACGAAATTTTTGAGGAACTGCAAGACGACGCAGTCGATCAAGGAGCACTCGATATGCTCCGTGCCCAGATCAGCCAAGCAGTGATGCTGGCTACTGGAATGATTCCTGGATCTGACGGTCCAGAAATGGCTTCTGCTGGAGGTGCTAATGTATCTTCCACAGGAGGCTCTCCTGATAGTGGTGGACCAATGCCTGGTGCAATGGTAACTCCACAAGAAGAGCAGATGGTAAATCAACTTGTAGCAAAGGCATACGGAGCACGGTTCGCCCAGCGTCGTGTGCCTGACGAAGAATCATAAGTCAAACAACTCAAGCCCTAAAAAGCAAAACTAACAAAGTAAGTAGGTAATTAATGTCCAAGAACACCGTCCCCGAAGGGGACATTATTTCAGTCCCAATGGATTCTCCACAAGTGGAGCAGTTTGTTGAAGACGCAATGAAAAGTACAGCCAAACTCTTCTCTGAAGATGAGGTAGAAGGTATCCGCAAGCAAGAAAAAGACAAGATGTACAAGCGTCTTGAAGAGGCAGATGTCCGTGTGAAAAACATGGAAGAGCAGATGTCACTTATTGCCAAGGAGCGAGAAGAAGCCCGCAAGCAAGCAGAAGCCCTTTCTAAAAAAGAATCGGAAATTCTGCGTCAGCGTGAAATCGACGAACTTAGCGCCAAGGAATTGCTTCTTAAACAAGAAGATGATTTCAATCAGCGCATCAATACCGTTGAGCAAGAGTGGCAAGCACGCCTTGAAACCATTGAAGCACAACGCCAAGCCCAAGAAGCATTGCTCGATAAAGAGCGCCAGATGCAGGCTTTGACCCATTATCGCAATACTCGTCTGCAAGCAGAACAAGAATCCATCATTCCAGAATTGATCGATCTTGTGTCAGGAAACAGCGAGGATGAGATCGAACAATCAATTGCTGTACTGCGTGAGCGTTCATCTGCTATTATTGAATCAATCCAGCAAGCGACTCAGCAACAGCAAG